ACCTAATTCTGTTAATTCTTTAATTATGTCTAACTCAAATTTATTGCCTTTAGACTTGCTTTTCTTTGCTTGATAGGATCTGAATGTAGTATCACTAACCCATTTACAATTTATCTTATCTTTCTTATTAGTAGAGCCATCTCTGGATTTATTACAGCGAATTTTTATAGCTGATTCTGATAATCCAGATTTAGCACTAGCTTCTTCTAAACTGGCATAAGTTTCTACACTGCCGTCTTTGTATGTAATTATTACACTTGTGTCCAAGTCTTTCTATTTTTTAGTTTTACTCATACTTCTCTATTTTATTTAGTAGAAACTCATTAAGAACTTCTATAGTATTTTGATCATAACGTATCTCAATTAGATTAATATTATTCTTAACACAATATTGCCTTAAATTATTATCGCGAATCTACTAATACTATAAGCGTAATTTGCCTCCAAAGTATTCTATAGGAACATAATGTTGTTTTCCATTATATTCTATAAATATATTGTAATCTGGAAGATAAAAGTCAATATCGATATATGATCTCCCTTCAAAGGGATTTTTAATTCGATATTGACTAATATACCTAATTTTCTTAGAATCTAAATAAGATTGAATAATTTCTTCATTTTTACTTCTTAAACAATAAGGACATCCAACTTTATTTAAATATCCATCAGCCCTTAAAGAAAATTCTCCATGTTTTGGACAAATTAAAGTAATCTTTTTCTTCTGTCCCTAATATATAACCTTAGAATAGTCATATAAAGTACCATAGGTATTTTTCAAAACATTTATATATTCATCATTAGACATTCTCCGTTTAATGTTACTCTGATTATGACCACATATAGGACATCCTGTTATTGTCTATAAATGACCGTCAATAGGTAACTATCTGAACTCTCCATGTTCTTTACATATAATAGTAACAGGAGTTCGTTTGTTTACATAAATAGTTTTGGAATAGTCAAATTTATCTCCAAATTTGTCTTTAGATCTCTAAATAAATTCTTCTGTTGTTAATTTTTTAGCCATTTGTTTTTAAACAATTTTAATTTTTTCAAAATCATTTGGATAGTTCTCTCTCGACCATACATTTCATAATAATCACTAATATCTTTACACCTATCTTCTCTAGGTAATAAAGTTACAGTAATATCTGGATATTTATATTTAATTTTTTTAGAAAATTGAATTCCTGTATGATCTAAATCAAATAATACAACTATATGATCAAATCTACTTTTTAAATCAGTTAATACTGTATCTGAAATAAATTGTGTTTCAGAATTTGGAGCAATTGATGTTATTCCAATTGAATAAAGGCACATTGTGTCCTTCATTGACTTTGTAATTACCAATAATTTACCATTTTTTGGCAATTGATCATATCCTTGTATTTTTTTAGTGGGCCAATTTGTTATAAATCTATATTCTCTTCTTCTTGGAAAATAGCACCTCCAAAGCTCATTACCTTGATATTTCTTGCCATAATATCCATAAATAGGACAGTTTTGTTGGCTCTTAGCTACTAGATTATCATTTAAAAAGACATGTTTACAAGAATAAACATTAAACTTTTTAAGAATATCTAATGTAATACCATACTTTGCCCACCATTTTAGTTCTAAATCTGAGAACTCTTGAATTTCTACTTGTATTTTAGAAAATTCTTTTTCATCTATTTTAAAATCTTTTGGAATTATCTTTCCTTTATTCTTTGTCAATCCTTCATTCTTCTGTATATTAAAATCATTAGCAATTATTCGTAAAGCTTCATAATAGTCACATTTAAATAATTCCATCACATATCCGAAACAATTCAAATGTTGACCTGTTGCAAAGTCTTTATAAATAAGATTACCAGATTTACTTCTATACATACTACATGTAGGATTTCTATCTTGTCTTAACTTAGACCTAAAAAGCTTTTTACTTCTTATGTCACTACCTATATAAAAAGCAAAGATTTGTTCTTCCGTGCAAGACGAAAGAATTAAATCCTTGCTTAAAGGTTTATTTATATTTAAACTAAAATTCATATTGCTGCAATAAAAAGAATTATTGCAAATATACTAATTTTAGTTTAATTTGCAAATATTATTAAAGTTCTGCAAGCATCTTATCAAGAGCCTCATCTTCAGAACCTTGAGTTGTAGATTCGATGAGAGGAGAATCAGCCATAGCAGTAGGTTTAGCAGATTGAAGTCCATTCTTTTGTTGGAGTTCAAATGCTGTAAAGTCAAGATTCTCGCCAAAGGGATTAGTAACCCAAGTATACCATTGACCTACTTCTACACCATTTTGAGCTGCTTTCTCAGGAGTATTAGCTTGTGCAATACCAGTCATTTTAGGAAGAGTAGCATAAACACTACCATTATTATTGCGACCTACCAATTTCATCTTAGTAGATACTTTACCAGCATTCTTTTTAAGACCTTCTGCAAACAATTTCATCAAATCTTCAAAAGTCTTAAGTTTAGGAGCAGCAGCTTGAATCTTTTTAAATGTTTCAGGCATAAATGTAAAGCCAATAACTGCCATCTCATCACGAACAGTTTCCCAACGAGAAGGAAGCTCACGTTTACCGCCATTTTGAGTATCAATCACATTACGTTTTACAACTTCAGGATCTTTTTCATCAATAAAGAAGATACTGTGATTATAAATACCTTTATCATTTTTAAATACAATATCTAGTTTCTTATAAGGATTACCAGATGTTTTAGCTGTACCCTCTGTAATATTTACAGAATCTATTGTTACTCCTTCATAAATTTCATAGGGTTTAAGGTGAGATACTTGGTTAGCAGGTTGTGCAGTAGCGAAATCAGAAAAATTAAGCATGATTTATAAAATTTAAAATTTGAAAATTAATGAAGAAACTTCTTCTACATTTGCATCTTTATCATCTATTAAATCTTGTAAATCTACGTCTATATCTTCATTAGTCTGTTCTTCAATTTCTTCCAAAGAATCAGACTCTATTACATTATCTTTACTTACTAAAGAGAAGATTCCTTCTCTAGTTGGATGAGGAACAATAGCAAATTCTGTACCATATTTAGCTAATTCGTCATGTTTGGAACCACGACAAGCGACTGTCAAAGACTTAGTAATCTTGTTACCTCCCTTAGTACCAAAGTGTTCATCAGTTCCTATAACAGGACAGATATTTTTACCATTCTTTTCATATTTAACATCAAGTCTAGCATCAGGACTAAGTTGCATTAAGTCATATGCTGCTTGATTTATACAATATTTGTTTTCTTCTAGGACTAATGTAGGATCAGTTGATTCTACTTTTTTGGATTTTGTAGTTTTCTTTTTAACTTCTGTAACTTCAATATTATTTTTAGAAATCTGTCTAGAGATACATTTTGTAGTTAGCTCTCCAGTTTCAGTGTCAACAGTACATTGATATTTAAGAGTTATTGTAAACTCTTCTATAATAGGTTCCATTATTCACCTTCGTTATATTGTTCAATTACTTTAAGAATCTCAGCAACATCATTATCTATTAATTTATCTTCAAACATTCCGATTGGAGTTTTAGCTACATGCTCCCCATCAGTATTTGTTAAGAACTTGTACTCCATTTTATCATCGCCATTAATAGCCATTGCATAGAATACATAGGTGAACAAACCTTCAGGAGTAATTTTCTCATTCAACATTTTTCCAATTGTTTTAAGAGTATATTTGGGATTCATTGCATCACCAACATTCTCACTATGTCCAATGAAAATTAGTTTAATGTCGTCTCGGATAACATCTGCTACTCTAAGAAGATCAGTAAAATCACCTCCAATCTCTGAAAACTTTTGGAAACCTGTCTCTTTACGTCTATCCATGTATTCGAAGCTCATTGAATATTGTGCATCTTCGATAATGATCGTCTTTATCTCAGGACGTTTTGAGCTAATATATTTAACAATAGTAATTATATTAGAAGACTTAGCAGTCTGATAAAGATTACCATCTGGATTTGATTTAGGATCCCATTTAGTATAATTCTTCTTCCATCCTCTCCAAGGAAGAGGTTTAGAAGTTGTAGAAATTATAAAAGTTTCTTTTGGATTGAGGTTTCTTAATGAACTTGACTTACCTTGTCCACTTTCACCTAGAATTAATAGTGTTTCTGCTGCCATTATAAAGTAAATTTAAATTTATTTGTATTTAAAGTTACATCTTCAACAGTCTGTCCAGATTCATAGTCTGGATTATCTTTTAATTTCTCGTAATCATAGATACTATCTGCTGGAGGTAATTCCTTCCAGATATTTATATCGCCATAGTAAATACAAGCATCTTCTACATTACTTTCGCCATATCTAGATTTAATACAAACAATGGAACGGAAATAATCTCCCATTTGTTTAATATCATATCCATTATGTTTGCTAAGTTTGTCATTAGAAGGATTATAAATACCAAGAACTATGTCTGAATCTTCATAAACAGCATTAGTTTCTTTGATATCTGACATCTGTGGTAGGTAAAAGCCTGCCTTACGCCTATCCATAGATGTCTGATCTCTATTAGCCTGCATTATCATAATAGGACTTACAGAACACATGTTTCTAAAAGTCAATAAATACTGTGAACTTAGGTCTATCTCCTGTTTTTTAGTTCTACCTTTACTTGGAAGTAATAAACCTCCATGATCTATAACAATATTGGTGATTAATTTAGGATTATTTGGTATATAAGTCTTTCTAGAATCTGTTTCAACAAATTTACCCATACTTTCCATCTCAGCAGATACAATTGCATATAATCTATCTGCATTTAATGCTTTGTCATAAATATGAACAATTTTCTTGACCTTTTTAAGCCAAGGTTTACATTCTTGAACCTTTTTATAAATATCATCAGGTAGACGATACTTTTTCTTTCTAGAAAGTAACTTTTTAAAAGATACTCTAATACCATACGTTTTAAAAAGATGAGTTGATAATATTTTAGCATATATATACTTAGCTTTCATTTCTAAAGCAAAGAATATACATTTATATCTATCATCTTCCAAATGTTCAGTAATAGCATTATATAAATAAGCAGATAAAATTAATGATGACTTACCTACTCCTGAACCAGCAAACACTGTAGTATAAGTAGATTGAGTATTACCATCAATTATATCTTCTAATTTATCTAATCCTAAAGAATATCCCCAAGATTCACCTTCTCTGCCTTTATCTATTTCTTCAAATAGTTCATCTATTTCATCAATCATAGAAGTTTGACAGAGTCATAGTTAATATTAGCGATATCTCCATTTTTTAATGATTCTAAATCTACCCAGCTTCTATTAATAATAAATGAAGCTAAAGACATGTTTATAACATTATTGTCTTTGCCCCATTCTATTAATTCCATAATATGTTGATGGGTTTCTGGGTTCCAACCGATTGCTTTGCTATATTTAAAATAAGCATCTTCTAGTGAATCGAATTTTCGTGCAACTGTTCTAAGCGGTATTACGTTGCCGCTGATATTACCAAACTGAGGATATGTATTAAAGAGTTCTTTGCCAAGTTCAAAAGAACATTTATAAAGATTCTTTGTAAATATCTTATTCAGTGGAATTTCAGCTGGAATAAATTCACAACCAGGTTTAGGACAGTGATAGGATTTCAAAATTACTCCTTTTTGTTGTAATTCCAAAATTAAATCTCGAAGGTTAATATTACTATTCTTTAATACTTGCATATATTCTCCAAAGAATTTCTCATTATCATCATCTTGAAGTATCAAGAGAGTCTTTACAAATAATAGTTCATTAGGAGTAAGCTTATATTTATTAAGAATAATAAGTTCTTCTTCGAGAGTGGGCATTAAGTTTTTCAAGACAGTTATGGATAAAAATATTATTTAAATATTCATCTATAACTGCAATAGTTTATTACTCTTTCGAGTTGGAATCAATTACATACGGTTCTAAAAATTCATCTCTAAGCTGGTCATATCTATCAAATATCTTATCCCAATCATATACTTGAAGAAGATAGCTTTCGGAATCTTCATTTAAATACATTTGGACTATTTTATCTAATACTAAAAATTCTAACATTTTTTCACTTATCATAACTTTAGTATCTAAATGTAAATTCTTTCAATTTTTTAGCATATGGTTTAGGTTGTTTTCCGGCTAATACATCATATAAACCTTGCTCGTCAATAACAGTATAAGGTTGATTTTTATGACTATTATTAAACCATGAAACTTCAACTGTATCATTTATAATGATATTAAATACTTCTGCTTGCTTATCACCTTCTCTCCTCACAACACGTCCACATTACGTTCTATATAGTTCGCAACACTATATACGTTCTCTTATGAACTGCTATATGTTACCATATAGATCAGACTATATCATCACTTTATAAATAAAGTGCCTACCGTTTCCACTATCATTAACTTATAGTGTACTCTCTTTCGAGATAGTCGTTTCACATTCTTTATAGCTCTGGATTGACCTTTTATAAAGGTTCGTTCCCAGAATTAGGTAGGTTTAAACAGGCCCTATTGTATGTGTTAAGCCTTTGCTGCGATTTTATTTGAGAACTATCAGTTCCAATGATAATACCAACAGATAAATTAGGAATGTCTGCGCCAGAATCACATTTTCTCAGAGTGTGAAGTACTCCTGTAGGAAGAGTTTTAAATTCTTCCATCGTCATTCTTCCTTTTTTCTTAGTATCTTTACCAGAATAAACTTTACCTCCCATACCAATAGATTCTGCCATTTTAATGTTATTAGAAAAAGTAATAATCTTAGAATTAGGTCTAGCTTCAATAATTTTTCTAGTTAATTCTATTTTCTTTGGATGATTATTTATAAATGATTTTCTAAGTTGCATTAATTGCATAAATCTCTGAGAATGAAAAGTAATAGCTTTAAATACAGCTTTTCTTTGTTCCTCAGAACCATTTGGACACATAGCATCTCTCAACTTTGCTTTATTTATAAATCCTTCTTTGCCTAAACAAGACTGAATTACATCATATTTAAAGTTGAAAAACTCATAATGCCCAGTAAATTCTTTAGTATATTCTTTATATTTATCAATATCATCTACATCAATTAGTACAAGATATTCTTTATATAAAGAAACCCAACCATTTACTATACATTCAGTAATTGGAACTGAATCACAGACAGGACAATACTGTTGACATATCTCATGCCGACCATCCAATCGTTCAAGTGTAGCAGTTAAACCTAAAACTAGTTTATACTTAACTTTTACAAACACTTGCGCAAAGGTAGTGCTGAGAAATGAATGCAGTTCGTCTAATATCAACAAATCTACTATCCAGTCTCTAGTAACAACTGTATTAATGACTTGAATCTCACAATTAAGTGAATATCCTAAGTCATCTATTTGTTCTGACCACTGTTCTTTCAAATTAGTAGTTGGAACTACAATTAATACTTTAAGATCTGGTTTCTTAGTTATTAATTTAGACAAAATCATTAAAGCAACACGGGTTTTCGATGATGTTATCGTTAAGCTTTTTATCTTAACTTCTTAATATTACTATTAAGTCCCGCATACATATTTATCCACTAGGGATATTGGACACTCTTGGATAGATTATATTCTCAATTAAGAGTTTCACTATCTATGCTGTACGATGATTCAGACTCTTTAATTTCTGAATTTATCTCGGTATTGTCTATTAACTAGAGTTCCACCGATATTGCCCAATGATAATTTATATAATTGCTTATATAAACGGCATATTTAAATACCAAATCCCGTGGCTCCAATGATAGTATTTTTACCTCCTGCTTTAATCCAATTACTTACACATAGTTGTTGTCTTTCGTCTCTTGTCATAAGATAAAGAGGAGTGCAGGTAACTAGTACCTACACTCCATGTATATTAATTCAGCACGATCCCTTTATAATTAGCGACTGCTTCTATTTTTCTAACCAAATCTTCCCACTGATCAATATGAAAGTTAACTTCCTGTTCAAGACGGAAGAGAACTTTATTACGAAGAGTGACAAGTTGTTCAGTCGTAAGGTCAGAATATTTAGTAGATCTCAGCTTAATCATAGAACGAAACTCACTAAAACTCAAACCACTAGGTTTAATAGTAAGTCTTGCAGTAGGTTTCAAGCCAAGACGTTCTTTAATAATATCTGGTTTCTTACGACGATTACCTTCAGCATCCTTCTCATTGCAATCACGCAATTCTGCAGGAGTGAGGTAAATACCCATATTTAAAATAAAGTTATAAGTAATATGTGTAGTCTGAAGAGTTCCTAGTTGATCAAGACAGCCATCAATTACAGATGCAATAGATAGACGGTCAAATTCACGAGGAATACCTCCAGTAATCATTCCTATAGATAGATTTTTAAGTTCACTCTGAGGGAATGTTTCCTTATTTTGTCTAATACAACTCATAATATCTTGACAATACAAATGACGAGGATAAGGCTCACCATTAGTCAAAACACCTTCATTAAGTTTTCTTAGATACAGTTCAACGTTGCATTTTTCTCTTTGCTCTTTGATAATATCGAGTAGTACATATCTTCCGGGATTAGACTTATTTTCACTATAAAGCATTGAATTACAATGATTATAAAACTGTTGTAGTTGTTCCGCAGTTGCATCAATAAGACGAATCTCTTCTTGAGTTCCATCAGACTTTCTAGGGAATTTCCAAACAAAAGATTTAATATCATTGTTCTTAGCATTAATAGCTTCCGTAAGTTTTTCTTTAATAGTTGTCATTTTGAAAAGACTTTTGTATGTTCATAAATTGGTTATCTTAAATTGTATATTCATATCTGGTTTCTTGTTTCTTGGCTACAAATTTTATAAATTGAATGGCGTTGTATTTATAAGCAACCATAGTTTGTCCGTCAAACCATTTATCAATTCCAGCACGGACTTCTTCGTATTGTAAATATCCAATTTCATTTATATTTATAGTTCCTTGTTGCCAATTTGGATATCTTATGCACATGATATACTTTTCGTACAAATCTGTAGTTTCTATATTTTCAAATACGTATGTAATATATCCGAATGAATCTTCATTGCTAACGAGTAGTTTTACAAGAGATACCATTAGAATAATATATACAACCATATTTTGCGAAATCTGATCTAGTATTTTCTATACCTATAAAACATGGATATTTTTTACATGCTTTACAGGTTCTATCTGGAAACTTTAACTTAATTCCAATCATTTAAATATTAACGCTAAAATTAAAGCAACTGAAATAGTTATTCCTCCAATTTTCCAATATGCTAACTTGTTATTGTTTTTCTTAAGTTTTAAATTTAAATCATTAATTTGATTTAGATACTCATTATTTAACTGCTTATATTCAATAAGCTGTATTTGTCTTAGAGTATCTACAGCAAGAAGATTACAATTTAGTTCTTCAAAGTTAATTAGTTGCTCTTTTAAAAGCGTATTCTCAGTAAGAAGACTTTTATGTTCAGCAAATATTAAATTAGCATATTTAATTTCAGAGGCTGTTAAGGATTGAATCGAGTCTTGATTTATTTGATTCGATGTATTCTCGGAATATACGATAGTCCTCGTTAACATCATTATCAAGAATATCATTAAGCTCTTTCGCATATTGTTCTCTATTATTTTTAAGTTTTATATATACTGTATCAATTTTAGTAATTATACTATCATTTTTTACATAAATACTATCAATAACATTATTTATAGAATCAATTCTTTCAATATGTTGTTGAGCTACCTCTATTTGAGGTTTTCGTATTATATATAAATATCCTAAAATTATTATAAAGAGAATAACACATCCTATAACAATTTTCTTATTCATTTTTCATTCTTTTATATCCATCAATGTAATAGTCTGGATTCTCTTTAAAGAATGTAGCTTCATTTACAAGAAAAGATTGAATGAGTTTACGATTGATATATCCGGGTTTAGTTGATACCAATGCGTAATTTTTGTTTTTACGAGCACGACCTGTTGCAATTTCAATGCCAAGGTCTTTGTCAAATTTATCAGAAGGTGAACAAATGGCAAATCCTAGTTTTAGACCTTTATTAAAGTCCAAATCAATCAAAGATCCTTCAGTAGCCCACATGTCACCATATTTAAGGTCTACACTAAGTGCGGCAAGAACAAAGTTATGAACACCAGCTTCGTCTTCAAAACTATCTACCAAGATTTCAACTCTTTCTTTCATAATTTATCAATATAACGGATTATTAAAAAGTTTTTAAATTTCTTTATAATTTGAATGTCTTTAATATTAAGTTCTTTATTAGATTTATAATATCTATTTGATAGCATTACAAATCCATTTTTATAAACTTTATATATAGATACATTATAGATAATGTCTTGTTCCATTAAAACTATAATTGTGAACAAAGTTTCCTTTCTCATTAAATCTATTAATTAAGTTTTGAACATTAGTATCAAAACATTTAATAGAATAAGTAGATTGAGGAAACACATCATTACTTTTAAGTTGAATAATCAACTTAGCATAGACAGAACTCTGCTTAGCAGGGATTGTATGAAAGTGTTCATCACGCAATTTAAATTTGTGCAATGCTTTTCTTTCATCAACACTTTTAGCCCATCTTTCAGAACTAAAGTTGTAAAGGGGACGAGTAAATTCTTTGAACTCCTCATCAATTTGATACGGCTCCATTTTCTAAGGCTTTAATCAATTTGTTATTTTCTTGTATATATCTTTTTAGAAACTGTGCTAATGTAATAGCTTTATCTTTATTTTCATTATTTAATCTATAATAAATAACTCTTTTTAAAGCACTGTCTAAGGTTATACCATAGGCAACTACTTTAAATTCTGAACGTTCGTTACTTTTTCCTTTATTGACTGTATGAAGTAATTCTAAATCAAATAAAGGAGTAGTATCATCAACCGTTTCAAGTCTGAAATCAGATTCTTCAATAATCATTTTTTAATTCCAGCTGTTCGTTGATTAATACCGCCCGGTTTCTTATTACTATTCTTATAAGATTGAGGTTGAGCGTCCCACCATTTTTTAGCACTTTCAAGAGCAGCAAGTTTCTTTTTATATTTCATACACTAAGTTGAATACAGTTAGAAGGAAATTTATCTCCAAGTTCTTTTTTCCAATCTTTATAAGAGTTAGTAAAATATACTTTATTAAAAGTATTAGCTAAATTAAATAATCCTTTCTCATTAACCATATGAATAACAATGATATCAATTGGTTTATCTGTAAATTGTCTTAATTTTTCATATAAACCAAGGAATGTACCACCGCCATCACACAAATCATCAATAATTGTTAATGGTTTGTTATTAATAATTCCAGGATTTTCAATTTCAATACTTTCAATTTTACCAGTATCTATGTTACGTTTCTTATTGGCAAGTATAACATTACTATCGTCATCTAAATACATTGAATAACGATCATATGAACCTTCATCAGGAAATACAGGCAAACCATTAATTATGTCTGTATTAATAATATCAAACATATCTCGAGGTATTACACTAGTATAATTATAATACCTTTCTAATAGGTTGCGAGTTTTATCAGAATGAGGTTCAAGAATAGTAACATAACGTGCTTTTAAATTACCTATACGTTCAATAACAATAAATAGACTATAGGCTCTGTTAAAGTCCATTACTCTATCCATACGCATTGACATTAGATAATAAATATTTAAGCCCCAGATTATTCCATTTCTATTTAGAATATCTGCAACTTGTTCTAAGATGAATAAATCATCTGCAGATGTAATACGACAATTAACTTCATAATCTGATTTTCTAGGTAATTCTTCAAATTTTATTTGAATTTCACCATCAGGAAATTTATAAATATCGTATTTTATATCCGATTTTTCAGGATTTAACAAATCTATTCTCATAATGTAGAATTTATACGTTCTCTAATTTCTTCAAGACTATAGTCTATCAGTAACTTACCGTCTTTAAATACGGTAAGAAGTTCTCCTGTTTTTTCTTCTTCAGCAGATACTTCGTCAATAGCTTTATACGAACCATTTTCAAGTATTACTTTAATATATCCTTTAAGAGAGTTCTTAGTACCATCATCAGTCTTAGGCTGCTTAAAGATAGCTCTAAATTCTCCATTGACAGATGCGCCAGTGGCCTTAATTGCAACTAAAAAAGCCAAGCGCTTTGTCCCATTTTCTATGCATATAATCACAATCTTTTAAATATTTAGTTATTTTTTCTAAATCATATCTAGATGCGATATCTGCTTTTACATAACCTTTATTGCTCATTCTGATATTGAATTTTATATTATAAAATTCATCTATTTTAGAAAATAACTCTACAAATCTATCATGCCAATTAGGATGAACTTCTATTCTTAATGAAATTGATCCATGACAGGTTTCTGTTTGATTACTAATCCAAATACTTCCATCTCCATCAATAAGACCTATTAAAAAATAAATTAATAAATCTTTTTTATAAAATACATCTAATTTTGGAGGATTATATGTTTTTGGATTAATATATTCTAAAATAGAATACCATTTTTCTTGAAATTTTTTGTCTTGAATTCTTAAATCAATAAATTCAGAATTTTCTTTAGAAAATCCTCCTGATTTAATTCTTAACGTAGTTTTACACTTTAAATGTTCAGCTAATACTTTTAAATAATCTTGATCTTTACCAGAAAGACAAAAACATAATACTCCTCCTGGAGATAAATGTCCGTCTGCCATTATAAATCCCCACCAATATGCAGATTGAGGAGTAAGATTATCTAAGAAATCTAAAGAACCTTGTCTTTTTCTCTTAATTTGAGATTTGACTTTTAGTAATTGAGCTTTATTCATCATTTGGTCATAAGTTCTTCCAGGAAGTGCATTTAATAATGTTTCCATGTCAGAATATTGCCAATGATATTTAAGCAACTCAATTTCTTCTTCAGTCCAAGTTTTATTCTTGTGAATACCTAATTCTCTAGCTTTCTTTTGTAAAGCTTTCGGAGTTCTATTTAAACCAAATTCGTCAATACATTCTTGAGCTGAATGGTCTAAATAATAAGTGTGTAAAATTTTAATTTCTTCGTCTGTCCAACTTTCAGATTTCATAATAATATAATTTTGTTAATTGTTAATTTTATATAACAAAATTATATTTTATAAATGAAAGCGACAAAGCAATAAATGTTAATTGTTGTTAATTTTTGTGGACTATATCATAATCCTAAAATATTTAGGATCCCGGATGCTATAGGCTCACCGTAGTGTCCTTAGTCTCTGAACCTTCCTCGATCTTCCCCGAGGCTCGGCTGCTGATAAAGAATTAACAAACTCTTCCCAGCAATTCTTCCAGTTTTCGATATGCATTACTGCATAAAGGGGCTTGCAATTAACCCAAGCGAGTCTCTGCTACGAAATTGGTATGTAAAGCTCCCCACACCCAACGAAAGGTTGCATGCAGCTAGCTGTGCGTTCTCTAATCTAAGATATATCTGTTTCTGACGTTCAAGAGTGATAGAATCACCATAGAGAAGTCCAATTTTTGTAGATGGATAACGATAGTCTTTGGAAGTTGTATTCCAACCAAAGATTTTACCAAGCATATAATATGCTCCATAATACTGACCTTCAGATACTTGAACATATTCACTATCCTCATTAAACGGATCATAGCAACAGTAATACTTACCTTCTATAATTCTAGTATTAAAATGAGGATTAGTACGCAGTCCACAGATAATATCTACTGGATCACCAGAATCAGGACGAATAACAACTCTACCATCACGAGCCATAATCTCCTTCTTCAAAGTAGGAAGAAAATCTTCAACCACTTGCCAAAAATCCCAAGTGTCTGACACAATACTTACAAATCCAGAAGGATAGACCTCGCTAATAAGACGTTTAAAATATAAAAACTCTCCTATTTTTAAAATTTCTTCAGGAGAGGCTTTCTTTGTTTTCATATTTATAAGCTTTTTTTAAATTATCAATCTTCCATAAAGGTTGAAGATTTTTGTAATTAAAACATTGTTTCTGCTATTCTGGATCAGATAAATCAAAAGAACTGCAAGGTCGAATGTGATCTAAATGCCATTCTCCATAATTTTCCCAAGTCATACCTTCTGTAAACATCTTTGAAATATAATCTTTAAGAAAATCTACATCACATCCTATTAATTCCATAGTATGCTAAGATTTAGATTCTCCTTTGAGAGCATGTGCTACTCTACGTCTGAGATTATTTCTTATTTTATGACTTAAAGAATTTTTTGCCCATTCTTGTTTTTGCTTTCGTAGTTTATCCTTATTTTTCTAACGATAAATTTTATCATAAGCGGCTTTTTCTTCTTTATGAGAATCAGAATAGACTTTCTTTTGTTCAAGAATCTTTTCTTTATTATTCTAATAATAATTTCGTCTAGATTCATTAAACTATTCTTTATGGGAATCTCTATAAGCTTTATTTTTCGCATTTCTACATTCCTTACAGTTAGTATCTAATCCATCTTTATTTCTACTTTTTTTAGGAAATTCTGAAATAGGTTTTACCTAATTACAACAAGTACATTTTTTAACGTCCATAATATTTAAAAGTTTATAAATTGTTTTAAAAAATATATCTATAATTCTATGATAATAAAATGATTTATAAATCATATTTATTTCCTTTGGAATCAATGTATCCAATGATTTTATCATTATCATCTAGTATTACTTGGTCAACATCTACAGAACAAGAACATGCACAGGCTACAGAATGTTCTGTTGCCGGAACAGTTGCTGCAATAAGCTCGTTAGCAGAATTTGCATTATAATATTCTTCTACAGCTCTAATAGCAGGAATTGTTTCTGAACCACAGAATGAAGTCATATGTGCCATTCCAGATATAATAGAAGCTTCTACTCCAGCCATACCTCTCATAGAGAAATCATGGCAACAGAAGCCAATATTTACATCTGTAGGAAAACCAGTTTTATCAGCATGTCTTTTCAACTCTTTTTTATAAAGACGAGCAGAAGTAGCTGATGTACAAGGCATCCAAAGAGTACAACTAATTAGAGTTTCTAGATAATTAGTAAGCCAGAAAAACTCAGGAATAGTATTTTTAATAGTCATCATTGGAACACGAATAGGACAAATACTACCTTCAGGAAGAGCTTTAATCTCAATCGGAAGATAACCTAAATCCCACAATGCTGCAATGTGTTCAGTACCAACATTAGAAATTCCAACAAAGTTATTAACTCTGTTATAAAATTCATTTATTACCTCATCTTTAGGTCTATTAAAGAAATTCTCATTAAATTGTTTAATTAGATATTCTTTAATTAGATACTGAATACCAAATACTACTGAACCTTCAGTTGCTTCTGGAAAATACTTATTACTACGAGGAGTCCAATTAGAATATACAAGCTCAGTGCCTTGTGGATATTGAAAATGATGTCCAAGCTTGTAACCGTCTGTGAGAAGAATAGTTTCTTTCATTTTAAAGTATATTTATTAACAAGTTGTTTGATAAAGTCATTAACATTCAATTCAGAATCAATGTTTTGAATGATAATTTCATCTCTAATCTCGTTAATCTCAGGAATTTCAAAACT